CAGATTGTAAAGTCGTATCAAAAAGCGCGGCTCGTACTTACCAAAGAAGAGGCAGAGTACTTAGCCGCGGTACAGTAAGGAGGAGATGAGGGTATGGATGCAACGGTCTTTGTAGAAAATTTAACGGAAGAACAGCCGGAAACGCTGAAAAAAGAGCGGAGAGGCAGAAAGCCGAAAGAAGCACTCAGCGAAGATGCGCAGGCGATGGATTTGGTTGCTGCGAAAGCCAAAGAGGCTGAACTTGCAACTGCTGAAATTGATAAACGATGTTTGCCCGAAGGGGAAACATATAACCTTGCCGTGACACTTAGTAGAGCTAAATTCTATCGAGCACAGGCTGCAAACTCATTTGTAGAGCTTGGCAAGCAAATTCTTCTATTGAAACACCATGAGCCGCACGGGCAGTTTTTAGTTGCGCTTGAAGAATTAGGGTTGGCTGCACGTTCTGCCCAGTATGCTATGACAGCTGCTCAAAAGTTTTCAAATACGCAGTCGACTGCGTATTTGGGAAGTGAAAAAGTTAGAGCCTTGACTGTGCTCGATGATGACAGCATTAAAACCCTTGAAGAAGGCGGAGATATTGCAGGAATCGGTACTCTCGATGACATAGAGCGTATGACGGTCAAGGAGTTAAAGACCGCTCTCCGTGAAGAAAAGAAAAAGCGCAAAGAAGAGCGGGATGCGCAGGAAGCGGCAATCAGTCAAAAAGAGAAAAAGCTCAACGAGCTTGAAATGGAGCTGCGCTACCGCGAGCCGCCGACTAAGGAGGAGCTTGCGCAAGCCGCGCTCGATGAACTGAAAAAGAAGTTTTTTCTGCAAGTCGGAGAAGCGAGTCATGCGCTGCATAACCTGATGCTTACCATCGTGCAGGCGCAGGAAATTCCTGATGTCAATATTACCCAACTGCAAGGTTTTATCACCATTGAGCCGGAAGGGTTGTTGTCTTCCATTTTTGATTACAGCGATACGCTCGATGAGATGATTGAAAACATCTGTCCCGCGCACCCTGAGACAAACACCGAGGCGGAAGAGATGCAGTATGCGGAGCCGGTAGAGGACTAGCGGTATGTATCAAGCGTACGTTAAAAAAATGGAAGGGGCAAAAAGCGCGGCGGAGCGCAAGGCTGTCATTGCGGAATTATGCCGGATGTTTGCGTTTTCACAAGCGAAAGCCTACAAAGTGCTTAAAGAAGCCGGATGGCAGTCCGGCAGAAAGGAGCGCAAAGATGCAGGCTCTTCCGGCATCGCGCAAGAAGAACTCAAGCTGATCGCTTCGGTACTGCGCAACAGCGTACGCAAAAACGGCAAGGCAACGATGGGCGTTCCGCTTGCCCGCTCTATTTTACAGGCAAACGGTATCACCATCCCGATTGCCGATAGCCGCTTGCGGGAGCTTTTAGCGGAGAACAGTCTCTCCCTTGCAGACGCGAACGTTCCCCGCCCGCACCGCACCATGCGGACGCTTTATCCCAATCAAGTACACCAGGCCGACCCGTCGGTCTGTCTTATCTGGTTCGCTCCGAACGGAGAGCAAAAGCTCTACGATGCTGACGAAGTGTACAAAAATAAGAACCCGCGGGAAGGTAAGTTGAAATGCTGGCGGTATGTACTCACCGACCACACCTCCGGCTCCATCTGTGTACGGTATTACGCCGCGATGGGAGAGTCGGCGGTAAATATGTACGACTTTTTACTGTATGCGTGGGGGCAAAAACAAAACCCGCTTTACGTGTTTCACGGACTGCCGGAGCTTTTAATCTGGGACTGCGGCACGGGCAACACGGCGCGGGCGGTAACGGCAGCGCTTACCGCACTTAAAGTAGAAACACAGCCGCACCTTCCGGGAAACCCGCGGGCAAAGGGACAAGTAGAAGTCAGCAACAATATCGTTGAAACCCAGTTTGAAAGCCGCTTAAAACTGGAGCCGGTCCATAGCATTGCTGCACTCAATGAAGCTGCGGAGCGGTGGTGCGCTGCGTATAATGCAAACCTTATCGAAGGACAAGACACGCGCATTACGCGGCACGGTAAGAAAATCGGCAGCAGGACGGAACTCTGGCAGCGCATCTTACCGGAACAGCTGAGGGAGCTTCCTGATCCGGTTGTCTGCCGTCAGATTTTTACCGCCGGTATTCAAAGCCGCCGTGTTGCAGGAGACCTTTCGGTAAGCATTGTGCATCCGCACGTAAAAGAATCGCTTCGCTATAGTCTGCAAGGACTTCGCGGCGTTACCGTTGGGCAGACGGTCAATGTACAGCCGGTGCTTGTTTCTGCAACGCCGACAGTGCGCGTGAGCTTTCAGTATAACGGCGAACTCGTTGCGTATGAAGTTGAACCGATTACGTATGACGAAAACGGTTTTGACATAACCGCTCCCATACCCGGGGTCAACTACAAAGCAGCCGGCTTTACCGATCGGGAAGAAACAAGCAAGGAACTTACCGCACTTGCGAAAGGCTCAAAGGAGCGTCCGTTCACGGAAGTTACCGGCGGCAAAGGCTTGACCGCTCATTCGCATATCGACGCACAGAGCCTTTTTATCCGCTCGCAAACGGGAACGCAAATCACCGTCGATTCCGTACAGATGCACGACATTTTGATAAGCGGCGCGGAAGCGGCAAAGCGGATAAAAGCGCGGCTCGGCTATGTGCCGGACGGTTTCCTTGAGCGGATGAAAGCGGAGTATGAAAACAATGTACCGTCGCAAGTCATTGACGAACTTGCGGCAGAGTATGCGCACGGAGAGGAGCTTGCGCAACTCGGATAACTTTTTTTAAGGAGACATTAGATGTGTAACTGTATTGAAACTGTTACAAAACTTTTACGGAAAAAACATGAGGATGATAAATTAATGCTACAAGGTATTTCATATATCATAGATAATGAACTACAGCTGCAGCATTTTATGAAGGGCTGTTATCATTATCGTAGGCATACTAAGTCAGGTGATTTTTGTAAAAACAAAACAAAAGCATATATTATTTTTTCCTTTTGCCCTTTTTGCGGTAAAAAATACGATATGCCTCTAGAGGAAGGGGAATAACACAATGACTCACCACACTGAAACCCAAGAAAAAATCATCGCAATTACGGAAGCAATGCGGGACTTACTTTTGTACAAAAACCAAAAATATGGAGACTCCGCATTACAGCCAAAGCGGGTCTTTTATAAAGGCGATGCAGTCAATTCTATCTTGATACGCCTTGACGATAAGATCGGGCGCATCATGGCAAATACTGAAAGCGCTCCGCGTATCAATGATGTTGCCGACATCATCGGCTATTGTACCTTGCTGCTTATCGGCATGGGCGTAAAACCGGAAGACATTCAAAAGCTGATGGATTAAAGGAGAAGGTAAATATGCTTTGTTTCCCGCTTAAAAAAGAATGGTATGAAAAAATCAAAAGCGGCGAGAAAACAATAGAGTATCGCGAAGTTAAACCATATTGGACAAAAAGACTGCTCCATGAAAAATATAACGACTACAGTGCTGCTCGATATCCCTGCAAGATGTATTCCATACTCAAAAGATATTCGGAGCCGTGCTTTTTTCGTTTAGGCTACACAAAAGAAAGGCTAGAAGCGTGGATCACAAAAATTGAGGTTGTAGACGGTAAAGATACGGATTTACACATAGATAAACCGGTTTATGCCATTCATTTCAAATTAATGAGAGCTACATCGATTGAATAATTTTTACCGGATATTACGTTTCGGCTAAAAAAAATAACTCTAAGAAGGAGGATGAGGGATGCTGACACTACAGGCGAGGAAAGCATTTAAAGTGGTATCCGATCCGTTTACGGGAGACGTAACAAAAGCGGCGGATGTGTACATGAGCGAAGATACCCGATTTATTGCGGAGTATCTGTATCAGACTGCGCGGGCGGGCGGAATGCTTGCGCTCATTGGAGAGTCCGGCTCCGGCAAGACAACCTTACGGCGGTATGCCATAGACCGGATGCAAACGGAAGGGCAAAAGGTGCGGGTCATTACCCCGCGCATTATCGACAAGTCGCGCCTTACCGCTGCCAGTATCTGCGATGCCATTATTCTGGACTGCTCGGAAGAAAAGCCGAAGCGGACGCTTGAAGGGAAGGCGCGGCAAATTGAGCGGATATTGACCAATTCAAGCCGTGCAGGATGGAGCCATGTACTCATGATTGAAGAAGCACACGACCTGCATATTCAAACGCTCAAATATTTAAAACGCTTTTGGGAATTGGAAGACGGCTTTAAAAAGTTATTGGCAATTATTTTGATTGGGCAACCTGAAATGAAGGGTAAACTCGATGAAGCAAAAAACTGGGAAGCGCGCGAAGTTATCCGGCGTATGGAAGTGCTGGAACTGGCTCCTCTTGGAAGCGGAAAAGATATTGCCGCTTATCTTGATGTAAAGTTTGCTCGTCTTAAAAGGGAGCGCAAGAGTATCATCACTGATGAAGGTTGTGAAGCGCTTGCCTTAAAGCTTAGGCGGCAAACACGCAGTCAGCAGCTTGTCTACAGTATTGCTTATCCGCTTTTAGTCAACAACTGGATGCGGCGGGCAATGAACCTTGCGGCAGAACTCGGCGGTCAAATTGTCGATGCCGATATCGTCAATTCTTTGTAAGGAGTGGAGTAACTATGGGTGGAAAAAGAAAGATGACGCTGACATTAGATGATCAGCTTCTGGCGTGTTTAAGCGAAAAGGCAAAAGTAGATGGGTTTGACAAACCTGCTGCATTAGCTCGCTACCTTATCATAAACGGACTCAATGATATGACGGAGCACACTGACAGGGTAAAAACATTGCGGGTTCGCATTGAAAATTATCAGGAGATTGCTGCGTATGTACGGGAGAAAAAATTCGGTAAACCTGAATATTTTGCCGCCTATGCGATGGAGTATTACATGAATAAAAATCAGCTGTCGGCTGCACAAAAGGCACGGGCAGAACGCAGTATCGAAGGGTAAAGATGAACGCCTTGCGCTGTACAGCGCAAGGGGCTTACAGGGCTTAGGAGCGCGTATGTCGAGAAAAGTATCGGCTTTGGTGCAGAAGCTCGTTTAACGGCAATTTAAGGAGCATAAACAGTATGAGTAGTGGAACATATAAAACCAAGAAAGGACAACTGATTAGACTTATCCACGTCGGTAGGCAAAAGGTCGGTTTGGACGAAGAAGCATACCGAGCCTTGCTTGCAGGGACAACCGGTAAAACGAGCAGTACGGAGCTTACCATTACCGAACTTGAAGCAGTGCTCAAGGCGCTAAAAAGTTTGGGCTTTCAGGTAAAAAAGATGGCTGCAAGTGCGGAAGAAGTCGGGCGGGCAACGGCAGAGCAGATAGATTACATCAAAGGCTTATGGGAGCTTTCCGCACGGGTGAAAACGGAAGCGGCTCTCAACCGTTTTATCAAGCGCATTACCGGC